AATTTAACTTTATTAAGTGCACCGATTATTCTAGATGCACGAGGAAACCCAATAGGAACAGTATATGACGCCGGAGGACATATTGTTCCGGCGAATGCTATATTACCGGGGTCTACAGTATATGATGCAAACGGAAATGCAATAAAGGTCGATTCAAACGGATTAATAAAAGATTCGAAAGGGAATCCATTGGGTACAATATATGATGGAAACGGTAACGCTATATCTGCATCAACTATTACTACAACTACAAAAGTGTATGATTCAAATGGTAAATTATTAAATGTCGTACCGAGTTCCACAACAGATAAGAATGGGAATCCACTTGGAACAGTGTATGATGCAAATGGAAACATTGTACCAGTAAGTATGATAGTTGCTGGTATGACAGTATATGATGCGGATGGAAATCAATTAACTACATCCGCTAATTTAAATGAATTAACGGATGGTACAAAACCATCTGGAAAGGGGGGATGCGGTAAACCGATGGAATATAAGAGAGTTATGTTACCGACACATCAGGGAGATATGGTATTGAGACCTGAAATGGCATGGACGGTACCAGGATATAACCCTCCTGTATGTACGACTCTTGGTAAACCAGAACTTATACAACCTGTCTTCTCATCTACAAATTCCTCTTTATTATTGGGAACACCTTTAGTAGAAGCAAAAAATACCGCGGTTGGTTCGATTTTGCCGAAATTCACATATAAAGAATATATCGATATTCCAAGTTAATAATACATAATACAAATTACAATGAATTATAGAGAAATAAATTTAATTAATAATTTATTGATAGCTATTCCTGAAAGAAGACTTCCACCACTTTTTTGTTCAAGAGATGAAATTGCATCTCCTGATAAAATTCTTAGATTTTTAGATTTAAATAAAAATAAATCTCAAGATAGTGGCAATCCACCAAATTACAGTAATCCAAATTACAGTAATCCAAATTATGGTATGTATACTGATGATGCAGGTAATAGATTTAATTATATAAATATACCTTGGCACAAAAGTTTCCCAGAGAATATATATTCTACAAATTTCTATGTGTTAACAAGCGTTACCAATAAAAATTTCATGTTTAATGTAATAAATAAAGATACAAATTGGACAATATGGCTTAAATTTTGGGGGTTTATACCATTTTTAATTACAACGCCACTATTTGAAAAAGACAGTAAAAAATATATAAGTAAATATACATATCCGGAAACTGTTATTGAAGTGCAAGAGGATGGTGACGAACGTTTTAAAATGGAAATATCGCAATTAATAAGCAATAAAAATTATACAATATGTAATGGGTATATTCTATTATTAGCATTATATCGTAAAGGAATGGTAAGAGAAATTGATGTAATAAATGCTTTAAAAGAATCTTATAATCCAAATGAATATTATCAATATGTTTTACCTGATTGGGAAACACTTTATTATGGTCATTCAATACCTCATATTTGTGATTTCCTATATTATTACGGAACCGCACAATTAAGTAAAAATATTCTCGATATATTAATCGCACCTTCACCAATATCTGTATATAATTTTATAATTCCAATGAATGACCATTATATAGTAACTACATTTCAATCGTCTATGTTTCCGAATTTTAATATTAGTACATGGAAATACTGGGAAGAAAGTTTAAAATCAAGTATATTAAATATTTATTTCAATGATGATATCGGAGATACTATGAGCAGCGATAGTAGTACAATTCTTATTCCAGATATACCAGGATTTATTCAGGGAATTTTAAAGAATAATAGAACTTTTCATTGGTGGACTATAAATCATAAAAGATATTTAACTCAACTTCACAATTATTATAGAGAGATGTTATGTTATATATTCTATAGATATTCAATTGATACCAATAGTGGCAAGAGCGGGCTGCGCGGACTTCGCGGACTTCGCGGACATAGAAAACTGCGCAAATTATACTTACAAATTATATCTTTCTATGGCGAGAATATAATATATAATTTTCTAGTGAAATATTTGTTGAAATTGCGTTTAAATAATTTATTGAACAATGGATATTCTTATTATATTATTTCAGATATACCAACACCATTTATAGTAGATATAGTTACTCGATTTAACACTCATTTATTTAACTGTGATTTATATAAAGATTATAGTAGACCTGTAAATTTAATGTTATCAATGGATACTCATACTCAGTGGCGTCGAGAGATAGACCTGTATAGTTTTATAAAATTAGATAATAGATTATTCTGTCCAATAGAAAAAAAGATTATAAATAGATTATGTATACTTTATCGTATGTTTGGTTTAGGGAAAAATAAAAATAATATTTTCAGAATAAACAGTGAAAATGCCTATAATATAGGTACTCTCATTATAATGACTCTTCGGTCTGATAGATGTAGATTAAAATATCTTTTATCATAATTTATTTTTGGTATTTAATAGTATTTTTGGTATTTAATAGTATTTTTGGTATTTAATAGTATTTTTGTTATTTATATTTTGAAATTGCCACCATATCCCATCATAGTATCATATCCTTCTGAACCGCCAGCTGCGCATCCACATGAACCACCTTTCATATGATGGTGGTGGTGGTGGCGTCCGTGGTGTTTCCCGCGGCCTGATTTCTTACCACCACCATGATAAGATGCTTTTTCTACTGGGACAACTTTATATATAGTGTAAATTAATAGTAAAACTGCAAGAACAAGTGCGGTAATTGCTATTACTTTGTAGTATTTATCTATAAAAGATTTGGGTTTTGGTTTGGGTTCTTCTTTTTGTGGCATAGGTGTTGTTGATGAATCACCGGAATTATTATCCATTACCTCCTATCTTTATTTAGGATTATTAATTAGAGTAGATGATACCTCAAATAATTGTTCATCGACATATAAAAAAGAATGAAGTTAAAAAATATATATTTGGTATTGATGCCGATATACCTTTGATAATTTTCCAAGACGATACAATCTTAAAAGCACTCACAAAGATAGCTATAGGTATCCATGAATATGATAAACAAAATCCAGTCAATTTAAAAACAATACCATATGCATGGCATAAAAACAAAATATTAAGGTTTGAAAGACTTGGCAGCATGGGCGGCGCAATACCAATAAATCCATGGGATGGTATATCTTTGCGAAAAGATAGAAAAGAAATAATTAATTATACGGATAATGCATTTTTAAATATAAATGAAATACATATTGTATTTGCATCTGATTTACCCGCTATCAATGAAGTTTATTTTCCGAATTCAAGTGTTGAGTGGAAAATAAACGCAACATATGATTCATTGAAGAAAGAATCGGATTTTCTATACGATATTTACAATAATAATACAGATAACATTGATTATAGTAACTTTATTTATACTCGTGTTAAATATACCGGAAATATAACTAAATGGCGTGAATCTAAGAAATTAGATTGTTCGCAATTATTTGATAAAATGCATTCTACAAGTGATGTTCCTTTTATTCAATTTGTACAAGATTCTTCTAAAATAGTATATAAAGTATATAAAAAACATGAAATAAACAGTTTAAATTTCGCGGAATGGACTTCTTATGAGCGCATACCAAAAGTAACAATAATTACTATTTATTTTACCATATCAGTACGTAAGAATATATATGGTCGCATGACAATTGATGATACTGGGAATATTTATATTGAATATAAATTGGACAGCCGTGAGAAATTAGATTGGAGTGTAATAGATGAGAGTACATTAAAAATTACCAAATGGATAGAGAAGTATGTAGCTAAAATTAAAATAAACTTAGAATCTTTATCATTGAAATCGGTTTTTACGAATGGTGAACGTCGCAAAATAAAAGAATTAACGGATCTATTAAGTAAACTCCATTTATTATTTCATTATCATAAAGTTCAAAATAATTTCTTAGAAGTATCGTTTAAAAGATCGGCTAATTTTAAATATAACTTAGATGTCGCAGATGTAATTATATCTGAAATAAGACGTGGCGTTCCTGTATATGATATTATCAATAATCTCGTTGAACTCGGAATGTCTGATAAGGATGCATTGGAATGGGTCCAACAATACTCAGAAACATCTGAAGATACTGATAATAAAATACCTAAAAAGAAATTATCATTAAAACAAACTGGGTGTATATTAATATTTTCTGAAGCAACCACTGGATTTAATGTACAAATTGAAAATATTGCATCTTTAGAAGAAATTAAGAGCATTGCAAAATGGATACAAGGCACATTGAATATTAAAAAGAAAACCAAACAAATTATACCAGAAAAACCTAAAACCGAACCTGAAAGCAGTTCAAGCAGCCAAAGCAGCGCAAGCAGCGCAAGCAGTGCAACTATTATATCTTCTTCAACTACAAGTGAATCATCATCAGCATCGAAATCAGAAAAAAAGAAAAAATCCAGTAATGACGATATCTTTGAAGAAGATGTCGGAGAATTAGAATTAGGAGGTGCACTTGGTAAGAAGAATAGAGGGTATTTTATAAAATTATTGCAACAATCGGATCCAGCTATATTTAGAGATCATAAACCATATCCACGCGAATGTTTAGGTAATAATTTCAGACAACCTATTGCTTTGACAAATTCAGAAAAAGATAAAATAGATGCATCTGAATATAAAAATGCATATGATAATTCAGTTAAATATGGAAGTGATGATAAACATATAAATAATTATATATGTCCTCGCATTTGGTGTCCAGTATCAAAAATACCTATAACATCTGCGCAACTCGCAAAAAATAATGGGAAATGTCCAGCGCCACATAATGAAGAACCTTTATTATTGTATCAGTCGGAATATTGGGATAATAATCCCGATTTAAAACATAATGTCGGATTTTTAAGTGAAGGTAAGAAAAAAACCGATAAAGGCTTTTGTCTTCCATGTTGTATGAAAAAAGAAACAAAAAAAGAAGCAATAAATGAATGTAGAATAGATGGAGAGAAAACAGGAGGACCGGGAGGACCGGGAGGACCGGGAGGGCCGCGAGGGTCCCATCAAATAGTATCAGACGAACCACTTTCAAAAAAACAGAAAGAAGTAAATTATTATATAAAATCAACTGGAGCCCCTTTACCTCCTGACAGGTTTGGAATTATACCAAAAGATATGTTTTTCTATTTATTTCCAAATGAGTCTTATTTAAACTGTACAACTACAATTAAAGCAAATGAATGTTTACTTCGAAAAGGTATTCATCATAGTAACAATAGTTTTATGAGTGCAGTATCATATATTCTTGGATTTAATAATATAAAAGAATTTGTAAAGGATATTCAAAAGAAATTAGATATTATAACATTTATATCTGCAGAAAATAGTTTATTATTAAAATCATTTATAGATGAAAGTCCAATTATACCAACACATGAAATACGTTTACATAAAGAATGGAATGAATTTCACGCAGCGTCATCGCAAGCGGCATCGCAAGCGTCATCGCAAGCGGCAATAAATGCCAAATACAAGTCTTTCATTGATTATTCATCTGATTATAAATTGTCACGGGAACTCGCAATTTATAAAGCCTACGTAAATTTTATAAATTATTTAAAAAGTAGTTCATCTGTAGCTAAAAATCCTATTCATTTAATCAATGTACTCGTGAAAACACATAATATCCAGATTGTAATATTTAAGAAAAACGGAGCTGACTCTGCAATTGTACAATGTCCTATGTATTCCAATTTATCAGAATTATTATATATGACTACTGCAAAGAAATTGAAATTAGGTTTAATAATTGAAGATAACGATTATTATGAACCACTTGAACTTAAGAAATCAGGCAAAGATAGTTCAAGTATAGCTACATTTGATATTGATACATTTGAACCAATGAAAGAACTTATTAATAAATGTCCCGTAAAAGATCCTATTATTACATATATTGAAATTATTAGAAACTTAATTACATGGATCGATTATGATAAAGAATTAGGTACATTAAATTCACCAAGTTCTTTCAAAATTGAGACTATTATAATCAGACCAGATATGAGAATCTACGGATTTATTACTAAATCGAATATAGTTATTACATTGCCATCAAATGGATATCCTATAACTATATTACCTATATTATTTGATATATTAAGCATTAAACATTTGATATATTTAGAAGATATATATGGTAAGAAATATACTATAGATAAAGTATTCAAAACAGATTTGCAAGCATTTCTTAGTAAAATAAAAGAAATCGGATTAGGTGTTATTCTTGGTATAGAAACAGATAAAAGCAAAACTGGTGGAAATCTTTTTACAAGTACTCTTGTGATACCACAGAGAAATCCACATATTATTCCTACAATATATCTAACAAGTGCTTCTGATAATAAAATAGTAGATGCTCATGATGTTTTGGAAGGTCATTCAAGTAGATGGTATCAAATACAGAAACATATTGGTCGTGATATATTAACTCATTATGAATCACTCGTTATTCCATTATTAACTAAAACAAAAAAAGAAAGAATCGGTATTTTAAAGAATACATATAAAAGTATACCACAAAAACATATTGTCCAAAAAACACTGGAGGAAATGCCACTAGGAGACGGAAAAGATGCCATTTTACAATGGATAAATCTTATTAATATAGAGAAGAAAGTTTCAATATATACAAGTTATGATGTAAAAGATAGTGGAAACGGTAAAGAATGGGTATTTTCGCAATTAGCTATTGATAATGGAATAAATCCTGTTGTATTAAATTATGAGAACGAATATACTGTAAAAGATAGAATGAATTTAAAAGGGAACGTTGAAAATATTGATGCTATTGAAGAAAGAAAAATAGCACTCCCCGATATGCTTAAGAAAGACCTTGTTGTTTTAGAAAAACTTCCTAATAAATGGAATAAGTTTAAGAACTTTGATTTTAATAGTTATAATATATATAATGCAAAAGAATATGTAATAGAATATGTTCCAGAATTAATGAAATATATTGCTAAAAAACTATATGTCCCATTCAATTATAATGAAATTATTGAATTAAGATTTAAATTAATAAGTGGATTATTAGATGACCGTGTTAAATTAAGTAAAATATTTGATGACCCGGGAATGTTACGTGTATGGAATAGAGAATTACGTAAAAAATATAAAACTTTTGATGATTTATGGAAATCTGAATTGATTGATAATGATAAAAAAGACAGATTATTAAAATGGGAAAATGTAAATAAAAAGCAGACTCTTTGGACAACCGACATTGACTTTTATATTTTCGCAAAATTAATGAATATAAACATTTTAGTTATTAAACGTCTTGAATATGGTGAAGGAAAAGATGTAGGAAAAAGGAATGAAATAAATGATCTCCATATATCTAGCTATTATTATCATGGTGATAGTAAAATGATAAAATCACGACCAATAATACTATTATATAGACAAAAAGTAAAAACACAGAAATATATTGAATATTCAGCTATTATTAATCCAACAAAAGGATTTATTGTAAATGAAATCCCCAAAGATATAGAAACAATAATTGATTACCACTTACAGAAAATATAGCTACAAATGTAATGTTAAAAATTATAGAAAAGTTATAGAAAAGTTATAGAAAAGTTATAGAAAATAATATGATGAGGATACAATTTTACACAAATGTAACATTTGGTGCAGGGAGTTTCTTTTTTGTTTTCTTTGAAGGCATATTAAATTTCAATGCTATATTATCTATCGTACATGAAGGTTTTTCATCATATATGGTTGGTATATCAGTATGAACTGCAGGATGTGTTTGTGTTATACCCTTAATCTTTTTTGTACCATTTTCTTTCAATAAATCCATATACATTTTTTCATCTATAAGTACTTCATGATCACCAGTTCCACAAGGTGGCAATTGTCCAAGCATAATATTTGCAGATACACCATTTATATTATCTAATTCGCTGAAAATACTGGCATTAATCAACATATCCGTAGTTTCTTCAAATGAACACTTTGCAAGTGGACCAACATCTCCGCGATTAATACCGTGTCTGTCAACCGACATAAGTGTTCCGCGATTTGTCATTGTATCTAATAGAAGTGACATATGACGATAATTAATAGCACCTTCACCTGTCACTTCCATAAATTCTTGATAGAGTGCGTTTCTTGCCGCCTCAATACCAAGTACCTGTAATATTTCATATATATCGTTACTTCTTGTTCTCTCTGCATCTATATTTGTATTTGCAAGTATCTCTATTAGATTTGTACCATCTGTGTCAAGTATCCATTCACTTACTTTTTCAAATACATCATTTTCTTCATTGTATTGTTTGCGAACCTTTTCGCGCATAGATACCTTCTTAATTCCCTTCAATCCTTTTAATAGAACATTATGTGTTAAATTATATTCCATAGCCTTCAATGCAGCAATTGCATCGTCAGGGTCAATATCTTTTAATACTTCTTTAGTTAAACGAATACGGAATATTAATTCTTCTGCATTATCATCACTAAATATACAATCTATACTTTGATTATACATTGTGTTTATTTTTGTATAAATATCAAGCATTGTAATTCCAATGCGATACATCTTAATTTTATTCAATTTCATACGCAGAACCCATGGACTTTGACTGCGATTTTTCTGACATTCTATATTTGAAAATGCACGGTAAATATCGAGAATTGCATTATCTTCAGTGAGTCCTGTATGCAATCCATTATTACCAGGAGGATCCCAGTAAATTTCAGTATTATCTAGAATATCAGATAAACATGTTATTTCTATTTGTTTCATAATCTTCATGCTTCGCTCTTTACTATCTTGAACTCTGCTATCAACCACTTTTCCATCATCGTTTTCCAATGGATTCACTACCACAGAAATATCCGGTTTCATATAAATAACGAGTGTAGGTGTCTTGATATTTTTACTTACACTCAATAACTCCTTTAGACGGGGTACACCACTCGTTGCTTTTACTGCTGCAGCAGTACCTGAACTATGGAAAGAATCAAGAGTATTATGCACCATTATTCCATTATTTACCATAAAACTCTCATTACCAGGAACCGTGAAATCATATACATATTGTTTAGATTGGGCGCTCTTATCTTCTTCAATTGTTTCAATAGAAATAATTTCATCATATATCACATCACTATCAATACCTTGTTGCAGAAGTTTAATTAATATCTTGTTATCTGTTTTATTTTTCGCACAATGAATGATTTCTACCAAATTTTGACGAGTATATACTTCTTCTTCTTTTACAAGAGAAGACCGCATTGTTGAAATAATCTCATGAACATTTGGTATAATATCTTCTGGTTCTGGTAAAGAGAATTTATATTCAGCGAGTTCTTGCGAATATGGAAAATTGTGTGTATCAGGAGTAAATTTAGCTACAGGGATTCTATCACCAATCTTCAACAGAGACCCTTTAATCGGATATATACCATAACAACTACGCATCAAGAAAGAATGCGCAAGTGTTGCTGTAACCTGTCTTCCACTACGTGTCGTTATTTTTATAAGATTTCCATTTACAGGATGTCTTGAAATTTGAGATATGCGCGACCATTTCAATTTCTCATCGTGAGTTAAACTTACAATACTGTAATTTTCAATAGATGGAAGCAAATCGAGCACGACAGATTCATATTGGGATTCTGATCGAGATCCTGAACAAATCTTCACACGTTTTGGATTATCTTGCAACAATTTATCAATGAATTTTCCGATTTCTCCACTATATAATATATCATCTGATTTTGAATTTTTATGCATTATTTTTACAAGTGTATCGCCAGTTACACTTTGCTGTGTAGAGAGTTCACCAATACTTTGTGCTGCAATAATTCCCACCATTTCACCAGCATGTGCAATAGATTGTATAAAAGCCTTTTCAATCTCAGATATTACATAATTAAATAGTGTGAGTGGCATATGATGCTCAAATATCAGAGTCTTTGGCGATAGATAGCATCTCAGAAGAATCTGCAAGAATCGAATACCCTGGTCTTTTTGTGTAATCTTCATTTTATTTATTAAAGTATCTATCGTATTATATATATGTCCTGGCGTTAAATCTGTTGGAACTATTCCATTTATATCTACACTCTTTACTTCAGATTTCTTTGTTACTATATTAAGACGCTTAATAGCATTTCCTATAATACGTTCAAACGGAATAGGATACTGAATTTTATTATTATCTTCACCTTTGAAAATCTTTGTAATTAAATATATACGATCCTCAATGATATTATTGAAATATTCCTTAGATTTATCCATCCATGACGGATCTTTACGCATTTCCTCAATAGCTTCAGAAGTCATATGAAGATCAAGTGGATCCTCGGGACGAATATTATAAGCGACATCCATTTCAATAAGATTCATTGAAATATAAGGAATATACTGGTTTTCTATTTTTGTCCCATCCATACCGTCTTCACCATAAAGATATTGTACAATTGCACCAGTTGCATTTCTGACCGTTTGGTCATAATATATTTTATTGTCCTCCATCGCCTTCACAAGTCGTCTTTGTATATATCCAGTTTCACTGGTATCATAGCTATCTACCCCGTTTCGGACAATAAATGTGAGTGTTGATGGAACTGTAACATCATACACTTTTGGGTGTTGTTCGATTCCAATTTTTGTAATTTCTATAATTTCATCTAAGACTACATTATTATAATCTTGAAAAATTTGATGTTTATTATTTTTCAATGTTGTAAGTCTTTCATTTTTTTCATGAACTAATAAATTAATCTGTTCTGCAAATTTTTTAGCCCACTGTGCACGAATTGCTAAGTGATGCATTGGAAGAATATTTTCAGTTTCTAAATTATTTGATTGCTTTTTTGTTGTACTAAGTTTTCCAAATATTCCTAACCGATTACATAAGAATGAAATACCTTCAATTAATTTTCTCGAACAAGAACTAACATATATTGAACCATCTTGTCTTACATACCCATCACCCGAAAAATATCCTGTTATAAGTCCATTTACAAACTCATTATTTGCATTATAAGCAAAGTCAGGTACATATTTATTTTGTGCCATATGTCCTACAATTTTATGTAAAAATACAGCAAATAATGTTGTATAACCACTTACTATTGTTGTAGTTCCTTCAACTTTTCCATTTTTAGATATTTTTTTATCAGTTCTTTCAACATGCTTAATATTAAATTTATCAAACCAATTCTTAATAAACTGTTTTACATTTTCATCTTTTTTCGTAATTGTTACGTGACCTTCCACAATTGCTGCATTCCCATCTGCTAAAAACAATCCTATAAAAATACCATTATCATAATCTAATTTAAATTTATCAGGTAGCCAAGAAGTTTGACGCGATGCATGATATGGATATATAACTCCTTCTTTAATATTTTGTAAATCACATCTTCCAGATACAGCTCTTTGCAATTTAGCTTTATCAGGATATGGTAGTGTAAAAGCTCTTCCATTAGTTTTATCCCACCAACCGCGTGGGATTTGTGCATAATTATTTTTTGACTTTGCATTTTGTTCTTCCATTACTTCTTTCATTAATTTGTCTGCTTTCAAAAATTCTGTACCATGAATATATTGATTCTTTGGGAAATATATACTCATATCAACCTCATTTACAATTATAGGTGGGTCAAGTATTTCTGCAGCAACTGGTGTAAAATCACCAAGTTTTACTTCAGATGTTGGTTTTTCATGAAATTCTTTTTTTCCACTATCCCATATAATCATTGATTTTGATTCTGTTACTGTAATTTTACGTCCTCCTAGTGTTGTTATTTCATATAATTCATTCCCAGGATCATGCCGTGTTACCGCTGTTAATTCACCCCATGATACATTCCCTTTTTCATCGGCAGTTGGAATATATACTTTTGTTTTAAGATTTAATAATTCCATTTGTCGATCTTCGTAATGTTTAACATCTGCTTTATTTTCAGGATTATCTAAATGTGAATCTATCCAATCTCCGATCATTACATCCTTAGAAACACCATCTTCTATTATAATGATCGCCGTGTCACGAATGACACTTTTAACCGCTGTCGGTTAGTCTTCTAGTTTTCACTAGAAGCCGGATCGTACCTTAAGCCATCACTGCGAATGATTAGTTCGCTCTGACCCACTATTTACCGATCTCTGAATAGATACCATACTCTTATCATAACGAGTTTAGGTATTCTACTGCGGATTGCCCAATCTTTATCCTTATTACCTTTGGGTACGGCAATTAACCGTGTTCCTTGATATATTTTCATATATCAAGTGGTAGATAAAGCTCTAAGGGTGTTCCCGCAACCAATAGTGTTGCACGAGATTTAAAAACCTCGTACTAGGGAGTAACACGCTTTTAACGCTCCCTGTTATTGACCAGCAATTAATCAATAAGTCCTTCACGACCACCCATAGCATGAAAGAATACTTCTTGTGGAGAAAGTCCACTAATGAAAGAATTCTCTACAAATCCACGTGCATCTGGGCCATCGTCGTATTTTGTAAAATGAGGAAGTGTGCGGTCTGTAAATCCATAGGCAACACGTTTGCCATCGACATTCTGTTGACCAACACAAGCAATAATTTGAGCAACATTGGTTTCTTTACCTTTAGAGCCCGATTTAACCATATTTATCATGCGATTTGTTCTTTCACCAATATCTTCAAGACCAATCTTTCCAACTTTATTCGTTAATTCGTTAAGAACATTTAGAATTTCTCTTTCAAAGAAATCTTCATTACTGAAAATACTCTTGTTTTCCATATTTCCTTTCAGAACTTCTTGTACTTTCAAATATGCCTTTGCTTTGTATTGTGAAATAGTCTCTTTTAATTTCTTACTTGTAGTTTTATCAGTAACCAAGTCACTTATACCAACACTGAATCCCGCTGTTGTTAGCCATCTACATATGAGTCTTTGTGTATTATCAAGCAATCTGCGTACTTCAAAAGGACTATAATCGTGATATAAAATTGGTATGAGTCCTTTACTCAGTGCATGAAAAACTGTTTTATCAATACACCCTTTTCCAGTTATTTTACTATTTGTTATTTGAAATTTATCACCAGCCTTATTTTTCATTTCAATAAAAAGATGTGGTGGTAGAATTTGAGAATATGCCTGTTTTCCTGTAAAAAATCCTGTTTCTTCGTCGCCTGCAATTGGTAATTTTCCATTAAAATAACTATTTACCATCTGTAAATTCGCCATTGTTTTATCATGGATTCGTGTCCATTCTTTTGTAATTCTGAAAGAGCCCAACATAGTATCTTGAACGACTTCAAGAATTGGTTTACCATCTCTTGGTGCTATAATCATATATGGAACTGCTGCAAGATCTATTAATTCATTCATTGTTTGTACATTTTGTGATGCAAATAAATTCATTTCATCCCCGTCGAACGCCGGGATCCTCATGGTTTCCCAAGAGGGCGGACTATACCTTAAGCAACTTCTGGCTGATTAGACCATCATTAGTTACCGATCCTCATCTAGTCTCTGAACCTTCTCCATATCCTATCGCTTTTTCATAACGGATTTAGGAGCTTGGCTGCGGATTGCCCAATCTTCAACATTTTTACCGTGCTCAATTGCATTTCACAACAAAGCGTACCTCTGATTTTTCTCCAGAGCCAGCATAGTGTTTCCATCTATGCCTTGGTAGTTGAAGCTCCAGACGGTGTTGTTTCGTCTGTCTTATTTAAGTTAGGGGTTTCCCGCAATTTGGGGATCTCGCATAAAGCATTTTACTAACACTTTATACTAGACGATTATATCAAGGGTAAGATTACACTGTTTCCCCTAATAGGTTTTCTTACCAACCTATTAAGCAGTCGCCTGTTGCTGACATCGACACACACCATTATAGTGCGATTTTTCTATCAGCATTGTACCCGTTTGTGACTAGTACGGGTAAGCGAAATGTTTGATATGGCATAATTTTTACTTTATGACACATCATACTCATTTTATGAAGAGATGGTTGACGATTAAATAGAATATAATCATTATCTCTCAAATGTCTGTCAACAATATCGCCGTATTTCAAATTATTCGCGATTTTATCACGGTCAGCATATTTCAGTGTTATAGTTATTCCATCATCGATAAGTCTCACATATTTCGCACCCGGCCACTCATCCGGACCATTTAAAATCAATGCCTTCAATTCCGCTATATTATATTCATTTGTGATCTCGGGAAATGTTATATTCATCGCAATTCTGAATGGAACACCCAATTCGTCCAAACTAATATAAGGATCTGGCGTAATCACTGAACGCGCAGATTGATCTACACGTTTACCATTCAGATTACCGCGAATACGTCCCTCCTTCTTCTTAAGACGATCAGCGACTGATTTCAATTTACGCCCATTACGTTGTTGTGCAACAGGCAAACCAGGTATAGTATTATCCATAAATGTAGCTATATGATATTGAATTAAATTGATTAGAACTCGCAACTGATCCTCTGTGCCTTTTCCACTATCAATTTTAGATTGCAATTGATTATTATATTTCAAAATATCACTTAATTTATGTGTTAAATCATCTTCGCGACGTTGTCCATTATCTTCAATAATACTTGGCCGAACCGCAGGAGGTGGCACAGGCAATACTGTACATATCATCCATTCTGGTTTATTCCATCGTACGTGAAATCCCATGAGTTCAATATCTTCGTCAGTAATACGTTGGAATATTTTCAGGATTTCACTCGGTGACATTTCTTTATTTACTGTTTCTTCCGCAGTTTTCCATTCAGCAATGATTTTCATAGGAGACTCTTTCAAATATCGAGTAGGCTGTTTTGCACGACATCCACTTTCTATATCCGTCTGTTCTTCAGTACAATCATCTCCGCATCTCTTGTTAATTTTTGGATTAGAACATAGAAGCACAAATGCATCCCATCTCTTTTTTGGATTTTTAATTGTTTTAATACGTAAAATTTCATTCCGAAATACAGTTGATGATCTCATTGATGCAAATGGTCTTGAGCATCTAAAACATATGCATTTTAGTAATTTTCGAATCATATCAAAGAACATTGGGTGAAATACAGGCATTGCCAATTTAATATGCCCGAAATGTCCCGGGCAAAATAAATTCTTTTGTTCACATGTACTGCAATTTCTGTTATGTTCAAGTGTTCCCATGCGCGGATCAAATAATCCACTAATAACTGGTTCATTTCCAGAATATGTATCTGTTTTTGTTACTTCAACTACGGACCTTTGCAATATTTCTTCAGTGCCAAGAACACTGAATTGAACCCTTTTCACAACATCAATTC